CCCCAACACCTTGCCGCTGGTTTCAATCGGTGACATTTAGCCGTTGGCCTTGTTGATAAACTCCGCGAGCGTGAGCGGCGGCGCTCCCTCAATCGCGCGGATACGGTTTTCGTGATCGTAGAGCACGGTCGTTTCCGGCGCGGGATCTGGCGGCGTTGACTCGGGCGCGACGTAAGGATCCGGCACGCCGCCAGCGGCGAGCCATTGCTCGTACTCAGCGCGGTCGCGGTTGGCCGGATCGTTTGGTATGCAAGCGCCATCCTCGGTGCGAATGACGCTGTCGGTTGCGGTGAGTTGATATTCTGACATTAAAGCCTCGCGTCACAAGTATATGCTACATCAATAACACAACCACCTGTCGCCGGACTGCTGCCAACACTGATGACCCGCCTTGTGTCTGGGTATGAGGCTGATGACGTCCAATTTGATGATGCGACATTATTAAAAACTAATGTAGGACTTACCCGCTTCTCTACAGAGAAAAACCCGGATGCAGCAACGCCAGTACCACTAGTGGAATAGACGGACAAATAAATTGCCAATCTTTCCCAATAGCGTTTGCACGTCACTAACTCCTGATCATAAGGCCGCATGATGAACGCCGAGCGCGCGGCACTTGGTGCTTCGATGCCGGGGAGGACGGTGACGCCAGTGATGCGGAAAACATCGGTAGCGGCGGCAACGCCGTTTACTTGGCCCGGTGCCGCCATGAAGTTTCCGGTGAGCCAAGTATTTGCCGCTGACGCGGTATAGGTCGCGCCCGCCGCCAGCGTAAAACAAATGTTGATCGACACGGCGTTATCAGTTGCCCATGCGCCATCAGTGCAGCCGGGAATAGTTGCCACGTTGTATTGAAAGCCATCTGCCGCATTGTGCGTGTAGGTAAAAACATAAGAGCGGTTGTTGGCTCCGTTCTGAACCTGAACGCTATAAAGCCCGGTGCGATGATGTATTGACCAGAAGGCGATTGTCATCGGCTGTGCTGCCGCCGTTCCCCAACGCAATCGGGCGACACGCCAGCCTTCAATCTGGTGCATGATCAGAACAAAGTCGCTTGCCCCAAGCGTGGTTTGCCCTGTCGTCACCGAGACTGTCAGACAATTATTAAACCCGTTTACGCCGGACACAACTTGCGCGGCGCTGACAGCCATCGTGCCCGCACCAAACAGTCTGTATCCATCTAAAATATAGTTGCCGCCCATTGCTGTTGTTGTGGTTGTACCTTTTTCCTGACTGATATCCATCGCGCCGTTGATCTGCAATCCGTTGTAGGCAAGCGCGTCAAACGGTGCTGCATAGATGTTTTGTCGCGCTTGCTGTTGCTGCGGAGCGGTCAACGTCTGCGCGGTATCGTACAACACCGGCAAGCCAGGACCGACAACCGCGCCGCCGATGGTCGTCCATTTTTCGCCGTCCCATGTGTAGACAGGAACACCGGGCAACGGTGATGCCGGATATTTTTGGCCGACTGTTGGTGCGGTCGGAAAGTCGAGTGCCATTAAATCCTCGCGTCGAGTGCCATGTCGAAGGTTGAATAAAATGCCGCAGCACCGAAATTTTGCATTGAGAGGTACAGACTGTTTGGCGCGGCAACCAAAAGCGCTGGCCCGCCGCTATTTGTATTGACCATGTTGGTAAAGGCCACCGTCGGCGTCGTGCGCATTTGCGGGTAGAAAAACGAGATGTATGTGTAAACCGCGTTGAGGGAATTACCCGACATGACCACATTTGGAAAACTATTGTAGTAGCGTTTGCATAGTGTCACTTCCTGATCATACGGGCGCATGATGAAAGGATGGCGCACCGCGCTTGGCGCTTCGTTGCCGGGAAGGACCATCACGCCGGACAGTCTGAAAACGTCCGATGTTGCGGCAACCGCGTTCACTTGTCCCGGCCCTGCAATGTAGTTAGCGCCGACTTGCCAAATTCCGGTTCCCGCCGCGCTGTAAGTGGTGCCGCAAGCCAATGCAAAATAAATGCCCAAGGCAACCGTATTGTCTGTCGGCCACGGCTGTGAGGGAGCGCCGGGGATCGTCACAACATTATATTGCGGCGTGTCGGCAGCGGCTTGCGTGTAAGTAAAAGCGCAAGTGTCGTTCGCGGCACCATTCTTGACGGTGCCGGTGTAGATACCGGGACGATGATGCGCCGACCAAAATGCAATTGTGAGCGGTTGCGCGGCGGGTGTTCCCCATGCCAGCCTTGCAATACGATAACCCTCGATCATTTGATAAACGATCCAGTAATCACCCGCCGCCATTGTCGGTTGTGCAGTTGACACTTGCACATTGCAAAAAACCGGCAGACCGGGAAACAGCCCTGTTGCCGACGCCGACGCTATAACTACCGCCCCGCCCACCCCGGTCACACGCCAGCCGTCGCAGAAAAAACCATTAGAGCTGTTAATCCCGACCTGATTAACGTCGAACGATCCGTTAATCTGCAAGCCGTTGTACGCGAGTGCATTGATCGGCGCGGCATAAATGTTTTGCCGCGCCTGTTGATGTTGCGGAGCGGTCAGTGATTGTGCGGCATCGTAACGCACGGCACTGGCGGCGATGGCTGGAGCCAAATCAGTCTTGAGTGCGAACGTCGAAATATCCGGCTGCGGACATGCGATCACCCATTGCGTCGAGGTGCCGTCATTGTAGCGGATGTAGAGCAAGCCGCTGTCACTTTCCCACCACAATGAATTATCCGGCTGGCCGGTTGGCGCGGTATCAGCAACCAGAACAGTCGAGCCGCCGCTGCCGGGTGCTCCCGCTGGTCCTTGCGGCCCCGTTGGCCCGATCAATGAGGTGCCAGCGGGCCAAGCGCCGCCCGCTTTCGGGCCAAACATAAAATGCGTTGCGGTATTGATGAAAAAATTGCCGTTAACGCCGAGGCCAGCCGTAGGATCGGATGAGCCATAGAGGATCGTGTTGCCATCCGCGCCTGGGTTGCCTTGCGGTCCGATCAGTGAGGTGCCAGCGGGCCATGTTGTTGTCTTTGGGCCGAACAAAACGTGCGTGCTGGTATTGATATAGAAATTGCCGTAAACGCCGTCTGCGCTGGTCGGGTCGGCTAAGCCATAGAGGATCGTGTTGCCGTCCGCGCCCGCTGGCCCCGGCACGTTCGAAGGCGCTCCCGGCGCACCCGCCGGCCCCGGCGGTCCTTGCTCGCCGCTTTCAATGGCTGTCGTAATATCCGCGCTCGACATGACGACGACGCCGCTGTCATCGCCTTCCGGCACAATACTGATTTGCGTGTCACCGTTAATGACCTCGACGGTACTCACCGCGTCGGCCCCGCGTTATTTGTCAATGTGCCCGACCACACTTTTATTTTCAGGCCGCCGAGCGTGACAATGTTGGAATGGTCGAAGCTGCCTAGCCCGAGCCGTTCGAGCGCGTCCTGCCGGATCATCACCGTAAACATGCCATTGACCGGATCGGTCAGCACGATCTCCCCGGTATCGGTGGCAAGCCGCAACAATGCTTCAACGTCCTCGGCGTGACGGCGCAGCATCATTTCCATTGTGCCACCAGTGATGTTGATTGGAGTGCTGGTGTCAGAGGTCACATACTGAAACGCGCGGTAAAAATCCGCGTCGTTTTCGACCGTGATGTTGACGATAGACATTAGGGATATACGTTCGATATCGCGGCAAACGCATCGTCAATTTGTTGTAGCGTAGTGAGGCTGCCCGCGCCGATAGCCGCCTGATTATTGCTCTCACAGTCGAAACACGCCTGTACAAAAGCAGCCACGCTGTTCATCAGCGTTGTGATTTGTGCACCGTCCAAGGTCACAAACGAACCATCCGACATTTTCCACTCAACACTCCCAGACCCCTTTGCAATCAGATATGTGTAAGTGCTGTTGATGGTGTTGCGCGAAACAACATCGGTATTGAACGCAACCGGGCTGAGACTCGTGACTATCACGCCGACGCTGGCCCGACTAAAACGCGCATCGGGATTGTAGGTTTGTAAACTGCCAGCCGGGAATTGACCTGCCAGCAAATCATATAATTCCTGCATGGTTGCCAGAGGTGATGGCCCGCCGACTGCAGCCAGCCACGCAGTATATTCGGCATCGTCAATCGGAACCGACATAGCGCGTTTGCTTGACCAGACATTTGAGGCATCACCGCCGACGCACCAGTACCAATTGCTCGCGTCATACATCATCATGCGTATACTCCACCGTTTGCAACGCTGCCCGCGACCGTGCCGGGAAAATAATTGATCCCTGTGCCGCTCGACGCGATGCAGCCGCCAAGGTTGCACGAAAATTTTGAGCCAAGGGCATAGCCGGGGTTGACCCATGTCGCGACCGGCCCCGGCGTGACCTGCACGATGCCGCTCACCGAGGCCGTCGCAACTGCGCCTGTGATGGTCATGGGATTTTGCGCGAGCGTATACGTTGCGCCTTGGCCGGTTTCGATAAAGCCGTTGGACATTCCCCAAAACAACATTCCGTTCTGGCTTCCAGCAAAGGTATGATCCCCGATCACCATGTGCCCGTTGTAGGCTTCAAAGACCGCGCCCTCACATGAATAGTTTTTGCATTTTGAAATGGTGAATGTCGAAGCGGGACCGCAAACGAAACACCCTGCCGGGAGCAATGTGCCAGAGGTGTTGCATTGCGCGGTGACGCCTTGCAGCGTCACGGTGTTGGGACCGCCGACGCTGCAAGCCCATTGATTTCCGCCGCTGATAAGAACATTTGTCGGATTAGCGACGTTGCCGATGATGTTGAGATTTGGCCCCGCCCAATACGGGAGTCCCCATCCTGAATAGTTTTGACTGTCGGCAATGTAAATCCAGATTGCGTATTGGCTCGGCATGTAGGAGAACGCGATATTGATTG